TATGACAGTGACAAGAAAGTCAATGATTTTCTAAAGGTCTTTTGCCGATTTATGTTCTTCCAGGCGGAAGTTTTGTAGTGCCCAGTTGACGTTCAAACGAACCAGGACCTGCCAGTTCAGGTGGCAAGGGTGGTGGAACATAACGTTCCTTGGCGGGCTTCTTGCCAAAGATTGCTTCGTGGCGTGCAGCCAGTTCTTGTTGACTGACCACTGATGGACGGGGTCTTGTACCTTTGCTCATGGTGTTTCCTCAAATGTGTAGTATATATTAGTGTTGCCAGTGTGTCAACACTTTTGTCAGATAACTTGTGCAATGCGATTCAAAATGATTTCAACCACTTGATTACTGATCACAACTTCATAGTGGTTAAGCGGCAGTTCCACCAGTTCAAAATCTTGCCGATACTGCTGGCTTTCTATAGTGACCACACCGTCATTGGGTTCTTGTATCCAAGGACTGGCACCGCGTGTGGTCACAACCTGTGTCCAGTTTGGGGGTGCTGGTAACCGTTTGGCATCGGCCATGGGACGACTGGCGGGACCAATGTCTTTCATCAGCCGGTTGAACGGCAAGAAGTAACGTGCATAATCTGCTTGTTTGCTGCCACCATAGGGTGTGCTCAGGCTCACACCACCCACTGTGGTCTCACTGTAGTAGTTGGCCAGGTGCAGGGCATAGATACCGCCCAGGCTGTGGCTCACAAAGAACAATCGATCCTCGTCGTCCAACTGACCTTTCATTTCGGCCAGGTTGTGATCAAATCCTGCTTCGCTGTTGTACTCTAGTGCAACATCGGGTTCTTCCGTATGATCACGCACAAACTGTCTGATGTGTGTGAAACTTTCTGCTGTGGCGCTGGCACCGTGTATGTAAACTATCATTCGAATATTTATTGAAGAGAAACCCGCCGAAGCGGGTTCTGCTATTTTGGATGACAAGGCATAACTGCCTCGGAGATCATGCCGCTAGTGCGTAAATCTCATCGTTAGATGCGTTAGCATTTACTTTTTTTGCTTGATTAACGGTCATCGCCTACCGTGCTGTCCACTTCAATACTTCTGACCCAATCGATCCTGTGTCATCCCCACCTAAATATACATCATACACTTAGGTGGAGATGCCGGGCACTGCCCCCGGGTCTTGAATCCATTTTTATCTGCTTCATACAGCAATAACTACTTCTTCTTCACCTTCAAAAACTTGGTTGAACCAAACCTTTGCATCTTGCTCACTATCAAAAAACGGACTGACTACGTGTTGCTTTTCATTTACATAAAACCAAGTGTATGCTGCCATACCTGCATCTCTGTATCTGACTAGTTGCATCGCAGTCTCCTGTTGACTGTTATTTACGTCTACTGTAAATTGATTATACTAGTCAATAATTTGAATGTCAAGGCGTAACGGCTCATCCCAATTGACCCAAGTCAATTCTCCGGCTGTTTTGGCCGCCCCAATGGCATCCAGTATTTCAACAACACTGTAACCCGGTCCGGCCACTTGTTCAGTACGCCACAATTGATCTTGCATGGAGATGGCAATTTGCATGATGTATTTATTGCACACCCAACTGTTGCTTCAGCAAGGATTTGTATTCCAATGCTCTTTGAGCCTTTTTCAAAGTTGCGCCGTGCCAGTCAAATTCTTTGATTGTGCAATTGGCTATGTCAGATAAATCATAGCCCAGGCTGGCCAGTTGAAACACATAACTGGATGCTATTTTTCTGTGATCTGCGGCTTGATGTATGCTGTTGACCATTTCGCGCACAGTTTCGAACGTGGTATGCTCATTTGCCCACAACATGTCATAGTCCTTTTCGCCCAGTTTTTCATAACCGTATTTGACATAGTCTCGGTCAAGATCAGACAAAAATCCAGCAGTCCAGTTGTCAGCATTGGCCTTGATCTGCAAGGGCTGTATGAACCATGAATCCAATGGACAATCATCACCGAGCAAAAACTCCTTGGTGCGTTGCATGCTTTCAACACTTTCGTGTGGCAGCCCAAAAATAAAACTGCCATGCAACATGACTTGGTTGCCCCAACGCTGTTTGATGTTTCTCAAGGTTTGAATCAGTCGATCACGGTGCCCGCCTTTGCCAATCAATTTTGCGGTGCTGTGATCAAATGTTTCAATGCCAAAGTAACAGCCTCGCAGGCCACTGTCAAACAACCAGTCAATGGTTTCAGGATGTGCAGTCATGAGATCCAGTCTGATGTATGCCCAGTATTCCAATTGAAATGGCAGTCGTTGGCTGATTTCCCAAATCATGCGACACTTTTCCACACTGTCGTTGAATGTGTCATCAACAAATTTATATCTAGTGATACCATACCGCTGGTAACTGTCAACCAACTCTTGATAGATGTGTTCAGGATCTTTGATAAAATCCAGTTTCTTTTTGCCATTCAGTGGGTAACTGCAAAAAGTACATTTGAATATGCACCCACGTGCCATTTCGATGGGCAGTACTTCATCAGCCATGACCAGATCAAATGGATGCCACTGCATGTTGGAGTTGGCAAAGTCAAAACTTTCAGCACGACTGTCGTTGATCAACACAGGCCCATGCACACTGCGATAACTTTTTTCCAAGGGTATGTTGTGGTCTTGAAGATGCCGTGCTAGATTTACCACGCTGACATCTGCGTAACCACTGACAATAAAATCAAAGTCCCGGTTGTAACTGGCATCGTGTGCAGTGGGACCGCCCAGTACCAACTTTGTGTGCGGGTTTAAAGATTGTATGTGCGACTTAACAGCAGAGTTGACCTGTAATCCATGCGGCAACATGGCACCTGGTCGGCTTGGTTTGAAGTACACGCCATTTTGTTCAGTAATGGTCGGGTCACTGATGTCTTGATAAAACATGTTGTTGAATCCAACAAACAAAGTTTTTGGTCCAACCAACTGACTCAGCAGGCTCAGCAGTTCTGAAAATTCAAATGTGTGTAGATTGTTTATTACTGTTGTTTGGAAACCTGCTTGTCGCAATTCGTGTGCTACTTTGTATGTGCCCAGTGTTTTTTGCACAGTTACCACGTCAGTGGTATCAGTCAAAAACACCACGTTCCAACAATCAGGATTCCAGGTCATTCGCTGTCAGGCTCTTCCGCAACATGCCATCCCAGGAGTGCCAAATCTGCGGCGATTTCGTCGGTCACATTGCCTTCACCAACAAATTTGCTGGTGATGCCTTGTTTTTCACCGATGCCTGAGCAGTACCAGTCCATGTAGTCTTCGCCTGCATCTCTAAGACCAGCCACAATGCCACCTGCTGATCGCCAGGTGCAACTCCAATAGGCATCTTTCAACACCAACCAAACATCTTGCTTTTGAAAACTGTTGTTGCACATGGCAGCATACAGGTTCTGTGCATAGTCATCACTGCCACGCACTTTACTCACAAACCAGTCTGCCTGACTCATGTCGTATTCCATGTTGTTGATTTTCCAATCAGGATGTTCACGACGTTCAGCCTCCGCCCGGGCCCACAGAGACCGGAAGTCATCTAGCAAATCTTCTTCAGTGCCTTCACTTTCATGCTGTGGTTCAATCTTGGGGTCAGTCATTGCAGTTCCTTTGGTACTTATTGGTGCGGGTGGAGAGACTCGAACTCTCACGCCTTAGCGTCTGGGCTTAAACCAGGTGTGTCTACCAATTCCACCACACCCGCATGTTGTATTTACTGGTCCGGCGTGCAGGAATCGAACCCACATTCGCGGAGTAGAAATCCGCTGTATTATCCATTATACTAACGCCAGAAATTTTATCTAACTGCCTGTGCTCTTGCCTGTATTACTTCATCAACATTGCCTTTGATCACAACATTGGTGTAGGTGTCTGCAAAACCTGATGCATGATCTGTCACACGATTATCGGGTTCGTGATAGGTTCTAATGCGTTCTGAACCAGCAAGATACCGTTCACGATCACGATGAAAGTGTGCCTGCACCCGACTACGACACACTGCATAGGCGGCTGCACGATTGTCTTCACGGCTACGACTGTTGGTTCCGTTGGCAGTGATTCCCGTGGGCTCGTGAATACAGCGGCAACAATTTTGATGCTTGTTGCGATGCTGTCCTCCTTTGCCGGTTCCGGAGAACCATTCAAAACGAAACTGATCTTCTGTGACTTTCATAGCAGTATTTAATTTGGTGGGCCCACGTGGGATCGAACCACGACTCAAGGGATTATGAGTCCCCTGCTTTACCATTAAGCTATAGGCCCTACATGTTATTGTAACAGGAATTTTATTTATTGTCAACCCAGAACGGGTTAGGTCAACAGTTGGTTGATCATGTCCGTAGCCATTTTGACCAGGTCCACGTCGATGCCCATCCTGTGTGCTATTTCCGCAGTGCTGAGGTTGCGTTCTAGCATTTCGCGCACTTGGTTGATGATTTCTCGTTTCATACTATGTATAACGCCTTAGCCTGGTGACCTAGCGAGACTAGTTTTGCCTAACTGAATGCTGCCCATGTACATGCCTGGATGAACAACACAATAGATCCTGCAAACATGGCCAAGATTAGGAAATCCAGGGATCGTAATCCGGGTCCTGGCGGCTGTGGGCCATGCTGTTCTGCCCAACTACGGCCAATGGGTTTTACCTGTGCTGGACCTAGTTTTAAATCTTCGGCTTGCACAACTACCTGCGGAATAGGTTCTACAGGGCGATCAGGAAATTCAAAATCGTCATTATCTTTGCTCATCGCTTCAATATCTCCCAAACTTTTTTCTTGTCCACAATGTCAATCAGTTGTCGTATTTCGCGCTCACGCACTTCATATTCCACATATTCCCAATCATCCAGTTGTCTGCGATACCATTCATTCTGACTGTTCATGTGCTGGGTGATCACTGCTCGCATTTTGCCCAGGGTGTCATACACTTTGCCTGAATTGTTCCAAGAGCCATCGCTTTTGCGAAACTGTGTGGGGTCAGACTTTTTGCGAATTTTGTAGTAGATCATGTTAGGCCTTGAGTGTTTCAAACAGTAGGTATTTGTCAATCACAGGTTTCAACACACGATGACGCCAACGAGTCACGTCTTCGGCATGACTCATGGTCCAGATCAGCAGGTGTTCTCTAAACCACAAGGGATTGATCATGGCCACTAGCACAATGGGTGCAATGTACAACGCACCCAACATGGTCAACGCCCACCAGGCTGTACAAGCCCACCAAGGTAAATGACTGAACAATTGACCGCGTGTCAGGTCTGACACTTGGTGTGACATAGTTTACTCCCAAGTTCTGTGGCGTTCGGCCACCCATTCTCGACCATCATATTCCTCAACGTACCAGTTGACATCATCAGGAACGTCCACAATCTTCAATTCAGCATACTCTCCGTCGGCAGCTGATCCCATGAGTTCAACTATTGAAATCAAGTGCTCATCGTCTCTTGGAATGCGGCGGCTGTGAAAATCAGGATCTGTTATGCCGGCCAGTTCTTTGTATTTACTCTCAGCCGCGGCACTGAGCCCAAAGCCACCGTGGCATGTGTTGATTACAATTTTAGTCATGCTAGTATGTTTCCTTTATGATGTCAAACTCTGCGGCGGGCCATTGGGCCTTGAACTCGTCGGTTTTGACGTAGGCATTGTAGTCCGTGGCATTGAAAAACACCTTGCGAAACACTGCGGTGTGCTTGCCCTTCTCAGTGACTGTGAGATAAACTGATTTTGCTTTGCCTGCCATTATGCTGTCTCTCGATCAAATTCACAACCTACTTCGGCCCACAAGTGGGGGTTCATCATGTCCATGTGATATGCACAAATTTCTTGCGCATCCTCAATGGTGGCACACCGGTCCACAGTGGTACCAACTCGCGCACCTTCCGCAGTGATGTCCCAACGCACCACATCCCAACGATGCATTTTGTTATGCCATTCAACTGTGAATTTCATCATTTGATTCATTGTTAAATTTCCTTGCAATATGAAACACCCAAGCGAATCAATTTACCATTGCTTAACCTGAATGTATTGAGGTCAACCCGTGTGACAATATCACCGATTTTAACATCAAAATCCATGTTATCAATCAACCAATTAGGAAGACGCTTTACCATGTATTTCATCATGCTCCATCCTTTACCTGTGTTAACTGAACCCACCCCTCTTTAAACCCATCCTTGCCCTCTGGGGTCTCCACCGAATCAAACATATTGATCATGTATTCAAGAGTCAGGAGTTCCGCCGCGTCTGCATCCTCCGCTTCGACAACAATTTCTGATGTTATTCCTATTGTGAATTTCATTACGCGGCCTCCCAATCTAATGTTTTTATACCACACTCGGCCAGTCTATCAATGCCCTCATGTGGGCAGTAGATTTCACTCAGTGTCCAGCACTCTTTGAACTCTTTAGAGCGTGTGACCGCATCGGTTGCGGTGTAGAACCCAGCCTCCATCAATCTGGTAAAAATCTTTGCAGGAGCATCCAGTTCAAACACACACTCAACAGGGTGCATCTGCAAGAACTCTACAACCAGTTCATAGGTGATGTAGAAAGGTTTTGTGCTCATCATGCCACCTTATCAGTTGCAACATCTAACAGTTCTGCATAGGCTTGTTCAACGGTGTCAAAGCCACACACATCATAGGATCCATCGTACATCTTGACATAGAATGCTCCGTTGCCCGGGCTGGCTTCTGTGTCCAATCCCACTTCGCCAACGCTGGGGATAATTTTGAGTGCAAAGTCCATCATGCTGCCTTTCTGAAATAACTGTAGGGCAAGCCCTGCGTGAAAGCGAAATACTCGTCATCACCATTGGCGTGTTCAGCGTCCATGAGCCATGCAATCACACGCTCACGGTCAGCGCCAGTGTGCATGAGGCTGGTCACACGATCTTCAAACTTCACAATGGCTTGGGCTTCAGCAGTCTTGCGGTCCGCCTCTTCACGCTGAATCACGGAGCCCAGGCTTGCAAACTCCTGTTCGAAGTCCTCAAGGGTCCAAGTAGAAGTATCAACACCACGGGGACGATGGCCATAGGCATCCTTGTACATGTCCCAATAAGTGCATTGGGCTTGCTCAAGTGCAGACATCTCTTCCCAAGATTTCAACTGTTCCATTGCTGACTCCTTGTTGCTTTGTATGTCTATATTATAGCAAAACGGTGATTATTGGTCAACCGTTTTGCTTCACTCGCACATCAGTGTTCAGCGCAGGTGCATACATTCGTATTAACTCGCGCTCTAGTTTGTGTGCAACATCTTTGCCACGCACCGTGTCCACGATTGCGTAGTTTACAGCGGCTTCACCTGCGGCACGAATTGCTTCGTACAGGTTCCAGCTCTTGTCTTCAGTGCGGCTACGGTAGATGTGTTTGTTCACACGGCTACGAAGCGACATGTTGATTGTGCGCTGAGTTTTAGCGGTAATACCAATGTAGTACTCCAATCCAATTTGGATCATGTACACAATGTGGGTTCGATCAGTGCGTTTCTTTCTCATCATGTGTGTATTATAGCATTTCGGGCATATTCGGTCAACCAAAATGTAGTACTAGAAAAGTATTACTTTTGGGGTTTGTGCCCGGTAATACTTGAGTACTATAAGTAACACAATGCACAGCAACGAAATATGGCAGGCAAGCCACTGCTTGGAACTTGAAGAATCCGCAGTTGGTATGATATACTCACATCTGACTGAACTGGGATACCAGACCACAACGGTGGTCAGTCACACAAGAAGCCATTGGCAGCGCGGGCACCGTCGCGTGGTTGTGAGCCTAGTGGATGATGCATGGGACTGTGCTAAAGATAAGTCACAAGACACACCTTATTTGTTTGATACTGATACCACGGTCATAACTGACAATTGGATCAACACCCCCACGGTGTACAATGTTGCAAAATTACCTAACAGTTTTTACGGAATATATTCGTATCAGCCTGCTGTTCAAACATGGCAGCCCGATCGTGATTATACATTTGCAGTGAATCGAATCGATTTCAAACGCATGCGAATATTGTTAAATTTATATCAGCAATTGAAATTTGACCGTGGATATGTTAATTTTAATTGTGCCCAAGGTAGAAACACTGATCCACAACACAATTTTCATGCACTACTGGCGCATGCTTCATCTGAAGAACTGCCAGTGTTTCACCGTCTAGCAGACATGATGCCTGTAAAAAATTACAGCATTGATCACGATCAAACTTACACAAGTAGTTGGTTAAACATCACAGCAGAAACATACAGCAGTGATAATGTGGTAGCACTGAGTGAAAAGATATTTAGATGCTTGGTTACTCCGGTGCCTTGGATAGCATATTCAGGACGTTATACCATAGCAAGATTACGTGCTTTGGGATTTGATGTATTGGACGATGTAGTAGATCACCGTTATGATCGATTGATAGAAGCACATCATAAAATACCAGTATTTGTGAACACTGCCAATACCACAATTGATGCATTGAAACAGCATAATTGGACAATGTTGTCACAACGATGTGTGGCTGCGGCTGTACATAATCAACAACAATTGGCCAAGATGAAATCCGCATGGACCACAGACTTTGCTGAGTGGCTGACTAGCAGGATCACATAATGTGCGGAATACTGTACGTAGAAAGTCGCACGACTAGACCATTGCCGCAACATCTCGCAGCCGTGGAGGTACTCAAAAGTCGTGGTCCTGACTTTGTGCGTTATCAGCACAATGACCGAGTTTTTATAGCACAGACAGTTTTACACATCACAGGCACCCCAGATTTTTACAATCAATCACGTACAGACTTCTTTGCCTACAACGGAGAAATTTACAACTACCGCTGGCATGGGCGTTACAGCAGTGATACGGAACTGGCGTATCAAGCAGCCAGAGACAATTGCAACAGGTTTCAATACTTTGAAGGACCCTGGGCCTGGATATATTGGAACGGTAGTCGCGTGACTTATGCAAGTGATCCACAGGGAGAACACTATCTGTATCGCTATCAAGACGATGACATTGTGATTGTGTGTTCCGAAGTTGCACCTATACTAACTTATGTAGAAAATGTCACCACTGATGTGCCGTATACCAACAAATGTTGGACCATGCAAACTCAAACACCCTGGCAGGGCATTGAACGGTTGGAACCTGGACGTTTGTACGTTGACCATGTGCCAGACCGGTCCTTAGACAACATTTGGTCCTGGATCAAATCTGAACAACCTCGAACACAGGCACAAGTACAAGAAGAATTTGATTCGTTGTGGACCAGAGTCATGCGAGAAATGACACCAGAGTGTGCTTCGGCCATTAGTTATTCTGGCGGTGTAGATTCAAATTTGATATTGTCTCAATTGCCGCAGGCTGAACTGGTGACTATCAACATGACTGGCAAAGACCCAGTGGTAGATCGAGTCAACGAATTTTTACAACCTGAACAAATCTCAAATTTAAAATTATTGTCAGTGTCTTTTGAACAATATGCTGAACAATATCATGCATTGTTAGACCGAACTCAAATGCCTGCTCAGAGTTGGAGTTTTGTGGGCAAATGGATGGTGGCCAAGCACACTGAGTCTCGAGTGTTGTTTACTGGCCTGGCTGCAGATGAATTGTTTGGAGGATACAGTGTGTACCAGCAGATTGAATATTCCTCAGAACGCAGTCACAGTCCTTACAGCCAAGCCGGAGATCCTGAATTGTGGCAACGTTGTTTGAGTGCCTACAACGGCGATGCCCGGCAGGCTACCTTGCTCATGGACTACTGGTATCAAGTGGTTGGGTGCGATGCTCCGGGAATTGATCGAATTGGTGGTTCTTGGGGAAAAGAAACACGCAATCCATTTATGAACAAACGCATAATGCAGTTTGCACTGAGTTTGCCCTGGGAATTTAAAGTAAATACAACAACCAAGCCAGTGTTAAAAAATCAATTCTTGAAGCAGTGGCCCAATTTGTTGTTGCCCAAACAAGGATTTGCTGGGCATGCCAATGATGCTTTGCCTTGGTTGAATACAACAATTGAGCCCACAGGCGACCGACATCAAGATTGGAAACAAATTGCACAAAACACCTTTTATCGAAACAGTTAAGTATCAACTGCCCTGGGCGCATTGGATAGTGGATGATTTTTTAAGTCAACAGTGTCTTGAAGAATTAAAAAGTGTACCTGTTAAAGTACAACAACAAGTAACCGGCCAACGAGTTGGGTCCGAACGTTTGTTTATAACTGACAACAATCAGGGGTTGTATCCACATCTACATGAACTGTGGAAATCTCTGCATCAAGGAGCGGTGCGTGATTATTTTGAATACCATACTGGGCTGGATTACAAAAATTTATTTCCCAGAGTAGAAGTGCTAAGTGACTGGGGCGACTTTTATCTCTCCCCACATCATGATCATTTGGAGAAACGTCTTACTGCCATGGTCTACACTGATCACGAAAAACTGTATCCTGGAACAGAATTGGCCAATGGACATCGAATTGAATCAAAAGACAATCGATGTTTTTTCTTTGTGCCAACTGTGGACACCATACACGGTTATCCAGCCACACATTTTGACAGTGTACGCCGGTGCCTACAGATCAATTACTGGACTTATTCAGCATAGTCTACCCAGGCGATCAAAGTATTGAACCATGATTTTGTGATCTCCAGATCAGCATGTTGTTGTACATAGTTGGCAAATGTATTCACACACCAGGATTCACCGGGTGTTACTGATCTAGTGCGTTCAGTGTTGTACTCATACCAGTATATGCCATAAGGTGCAGTGGCATCTGTGAGTCGAAACAAAAACTGTTGTCCCGGCTCAGCGCCACACAATTCAGCAAATCTATCAAAACTGGTTATCGGTTCCAAATGTGCATACAACTGAGCACGGTCCTGCCGAGTGCTGACAAATGCTGGAACATGAGTTATTTCAGGAATACATTCCAAGCATCTCATACGTGAATCTCCGGTGCCTGCAAGGTATGTGCCATCACCTTGATCCTGCATCATCCAAGGTTTTACAATGCCCTGTGTTCTTATGTCTGCAATCCACATGTTGAGTTTGATCAAGTTTGCTATGTCATAATGATTTCTAGCATCAGCAATGAAATTTTGCAAGCCAGCACTTAGTCTAGTATTAGCCCAGTCACACAAATCCTGTAATCTTTGGTTGGTTTGTACTGTGTCAAACGCCATTTTGGGATTGTAAAACAAACAATGTGTGCCGTTGTGAAAACTTTCTATCACAGGATCACGACTGCTGGGCCATGTTAATTCTATCAAAGGATTGTTCCAATACATATTTCTACTTAGTAAATACCCAATGAACTATGCAATATTTTTTCAAAATACATTTAGAAAATCAGGGTTTGATGTTCACGTAGAGCACAATGCATTTCAACCACCATATCATCCCAGCACTGCCTGGCCACTGAAATTGCCTGACTTAGAGTTCAAAGATAATACTGTATTATTTTTACACTTTCAGGATTTTATTACAGTTCGGGATGGTCGAATAGTTGAATTAGATATGGTATCTGACTATTATGGCGATCGTGCTGATCAAGTGGTAGTAATGCATTGGCCACATGCCATGTATCGTTACTACCAAGGACCAATAAATTTAATTGAATTCAATCTTCACGAATACAATATTCTTAAAAATTTGCATGATCGTTGGCCAGAATGGCAACACATGTTTGATAGCCCACGTACTCATGCATGGCAGTGTTTGAATGGTAGAATGTGCTCACATAGATATCAAGTTAAAGAAATTTTGCAAAATTGGCCCAATGGTGTGCTCAGTTATCATGATGCAATACCATTACCTGAATGGGCGTATTCTACATATTGGGGAACTGAGAATGAAGACAACTTCATTAGATTGATCAATGTGTATGGTAGTTGTGCAGTGAATATTGTAACCGAAACACAATATGATTCAGCCCCGGGCATCATAACAGAAAAAACTATCATGGCCATGTTGGCTGAGCAAATACCCATTGTGGTAGGATATCCAGGTATAGTTGCAGACTGCAAAGAACTGGGGTTTGATATGTTTGACGATGTAGTAGATGTATCTTACGATTATTTGCCCAACGATATTAGAGCAATCAAAGCAGTAGAACTCAATCAAGATCTAATACAAGGTCGTGTTGATTTATCATCCTATCAAGAAAGATTACGTGCCCAAAGAATATTTCTATTAGATGATTATCCTACCATGATGGAAATGCGATTCCATCGTGACTGCGAGCAATTGATTAGTAACTTAAACTTGAAATAAATCTCTGCATGTCTCCATGCAATACTGCCATCATGGCTTCCCGACTGCCAAACATCACAAGTTTGTTTAGTTTGCGATTGTTGACCATGTAGTAAGGACAAGTCATACGCCGATCCAGGGCCAGCAAGTTCTTTGGGGTCAGCAACTTTTCTGGCAAATCAAATGTGTAACTGCTGAGTTCCAACAAGTTTTCAAACACATAGAAACCTTCGTAGGTAAGTCTCAAACCGCCATCTTCGCGAATATTTTGCCACCAGGTGAGCATAGCCTCGTCTAACAAAGGTGCGTCAGGATAACGAGTTATCAGTTCTTGGGTGAGAGCAAGTTTATTGAGCATTGGGATAGATTTTATCCCCTTGAGTCAACAGCACAACTGAAAACTTGTCTGTTCGAAATTGTGTGTTGAGTTTTCTAGCCAAATTAATGGCGTGCCCTGGATTGGAGAAAGATACCTTTTTGTACTTGGGCCCAGGAAACTGTGTGAGCAAGTTACTGGTCTTTAGATTAATGGGCTTGGAGTCAAAGAACACAGCCCACACACCTTCTGAGGCCAGTACTTGTTCTGTCTTGTAGGTTTGTTTGTTGGTGTGCTCAATCAGCACTGTTGGCTTTGGTCTTGACATATTAAACTCCGCGTTTATTTATGCCAATAACTATGCAGATTTAAAACTACCTCCAGTGATCTGCACTTCTACAACTTCTGCGCCACGTGTTTGCTGTGTTCGCATTTGTTCCAATGTAATCAACAGTTTAGTAATGTCGGCGTGTAGGTCTTTGGCATCACGCATGCTCATCATGAAGTCCTTTTGGCCACGTGCTTCGTGTGCTTTGACACTATCCACAAAACGATGTATGTGCATGCTCATGGCCGTAACTCCATGTTGGGTGCAATGTCATTGTCAAAGATTTGTGCCATTTGGCGCCATAATAGTTTGCGTTCGGCATCAGTCAAGCCAGCACTGATCAAGCCACCTGGACCATCATGTTCTTGTTTGTCAAGTCCATAGTCATGTCGCCAAGTGTAGCACATTGCGGTAATGATTTCTTCGCGTGTTTTCATTTTCTAGTCAGGAATGGTGACAACACAGGTGGATGCCAACCCACAGGCTTCAGTACCTTGCCATCTTCACGCTTGCGCACCTTGCCTGTTTCTCGATCAATCTTGGCAAAGTTAGTGCTCATGACTTCTTTCCAAGCACCTTCTGCATCAAAACCTGCTGAATGAATAGCACCAATTGTGACCACAAGGATGTCAATCAGTGCATCCAGTTCTGCTTCCATGTCATGTGCTTCTTGCAGTTCGCGGAACTCTTCCGCAATTAAATTTTTGTACATGGTGTACTGAGCGTCATTCATTGCGTCGACACTTTGGTCGCAAGCCCGCATAAATTTCTCCTGATCACGAAAGGGATTTGTCACGTGCTGCCTCCTGAGTATGAAATGGTCCTTGATATTGATAGCGTTCCAACACAATTAGTTTTGGGTTGCGAAGCAGTCGCCAACTACGATGTTGTTTCACAGCATACCAACCTGCGGCATACCATGACTTTGATTTGTTCTCTTTAGTGAAAAGTGGCAACTTATGTTTGACGTCCCACATGGGGTTGAATGCTCTGCATCCTGTTTCAAATCCATGCACTTGATCCGGTGCAGGTCGGGTGGTCTTTTCCGGTGGCGCAAACTCAATGTTGACCTTTTTACGCACCATGGGTATGGTTTTAAATTTACCAATCTGGTCATTGATGCGTACAGTGTAGCCATCGCCTTCGGCTTCTACCACACCAATCTTGCGATCATCTTGCTTCAAGATCCAATACTTTTTATCCACTATGGGTTTGGCTTCGATCATCTAATACTCCTTTGTATGTTTCGTTCAACCAGCGACTAATGGCATCTGCATAGTCACTGAGTTTTGTGAGTTCATATCGGCCACAGAATCTTAAAAATTGCGCACCTACCATGCCCACATCTCTATGGCTAATCTGCTCACGTATGGCTTCATCTACAACTGCTTTGATCTCATCAGGCTGTGCAGTAAGATCAATCAACACACGGTTGCGTTCATAATCTTCCAACACCTTGTGCTCAGCCTGTTCATGATCAGACCAACGTTGCAACATGAGATTGTTCCATGCATAGCCTCGACGGTCACGATCTTCAAATGCTTCTGTAAGACCCACTTGATTCTTAGTGCCTTTGACCCGCACACCAGGATAGGCCGAGAACACATTGTCACCAGGATCACCACGCATGCACTTCAAGAACAACACCCATTTCTGATAATCTGGTGGAGGCACAAAGTCAGCATCGGCTTTGCCAACCTTGATCTTTGAGTTGCTTTCAATAGTAAATGCCAAGTTTTTGCCTTTTGCGTCTGTGACACCTGCGGGACTGAACAAGTGATCATTGATGCCATTGTAGAGTTTAACATTGGGTGCAATCAACTGCACAAAGTCAGAATCTGAACTGACAATAACGTGTTCGTCTTGGGGGTGTAAAGCAATCCAACGTGCAATGATATCATCTGCTTCTGCTGTGGCACAACGGATAACACTACAGTTGGTTCGTGTAGACAAGTATTTAGTCAACTCATCATAGGTTTCCCAGAACAGTTTGTCCTCTTCTGCTTCTGACTCACTCATTTGCCCACGTGCCACTGCGCGGTTGGCTTTGTAGGGCTTGTAGTGATCTTTGCGCCAACTTCGACCTTCTAGTGCGAATACCACATGATCAGCGCCCAGATCACGTGCTACTTTGTTTGCACTCATCAGCGTTAGATGCAGGGCAAAACCCAGTTTGGTCCATGTGTCTGCGGCACGGTGCGCTTGGTGCCGCGCACGGAAAAACATGTTGCTAGTATCAATCAGTAGGTAGCGCATCTGTATTCACCAAGTTGTTTTGCTTGATGTATTGTAACAGGTATTGCGCCCAAAAGCAATGGCCTTTGGCATCAAAATGGTACCATTTTGTATGAACATGCCCATTTTGTTGTAAAATGGCAGAATAAGAACCCTGTCTGTTGTAAGGTTCTAAATAACTAACTCCCCAATCGTGATGACTATGGATGTTACTAAAAGTGCTGTGACTGCTGTAAAACAAGTGTGGAATGTTCAAATCTTGTAGTTCGCAATGCAATGCCCAAATTTTCTTGTGTGCTTCTTGAGTTTTAATTGCCCAATCTATATTGATCACAAATTCTCGATAACGTTGCTGTAGTTCCGGTGGTACTATATCTACACCTGATGCATTAACTTGGTACCATGTTCCATTATGCAACCATTCTTCACGTTCCCACGTGGTCCACTGTATGACCATGAATGTGTTGCTCAATTTGTCAGGGTTGTTGGCAATCCAATCTCTGGTGGTTCTGACAATGCGATCATTACTGCTGGCTGACTCTGCATCGCAGACCAATATCCGGCCAAGATCATGTGCCAAATGTGTACACCAACTGGCCGCCAAGTTAAGTGGATGTGGGCGACGATCTATACCGTTTTTACCATCGTCTACAGCAAATACATCTGGCACAACTGCTTCTGCGGCAGCGGTGTGGCTGCAACCGTTTGCATACAATATCATCTGGGACTGGGACCACCTGTGTCGTCTGCGCCCACTGGTTCCCATGACTCTAATTTCTTTTTCAAATCTTCAGCCTGTGCCACACGTTGACGCAGTTCACTGCTGCTGAATGAATGATCGCGTCCATTGAAGTGCAATTCGATATCACGTTTGTGACAGATCTCACGACCGGTAAACTCCCGGCCTTCGTATTCCACACCCAGTATGCGTACATCAATAGGCAGGATCAACAACAGGTCTTCTAGATCTTTTTCTGTGTTGTACACCCAAACTTCATCCACATACTTGCAACCTATGAGTTGCAGTTGCCGCTCCACAATGCTTTGCACTGGACGGTTCTTGTTGGGACGATCCAAAGTGGGATCGTTTTGCAACGCACAAATCAAGTAGTCGCATTCTTCTTTGGCCTCACGCAACATGGCAATGTGACCAGCGTGTAACAAATCAAAAGTGCTGGCAGTAAAGCCCACACGTCTTCCATCCATCATATCAATGTCCTTAACTAATCTCGGTGCGTCCGTCACCAATGTCTCGAGTGTGTACATAACCACCTGCTGAATTGCGCATGGCTTGGTCCTGTTCCCAGGTTTCCATCACAACGTGTCTGCACACATTTTGGAACCAACGATCCACAATGTCCGAGTCTGCGTCCGTGGGCTTCATCATGTAACCGGCCTTGACCAAGCGAGCAATGAATATCTCATTCCAGTCTAGTTCAAATGCACCTTGATGCAAGTTGTTGGGATCAATGTCCATGGCAAGAATAGCCACATAAGGTTCGTTGTTTTCTGTGGCCAGTTGTTTGGCAGACTTTTCAGGTGCCTTGGGCACACGGATAACTTTTTCTTTTTCCTCTTTAACAGGAGGCGTTTTCTTTTTTGTTAACCAATCCCACATTTCAAATGCTCCATCTAGTATCATTTACCCCACCCGTTGCCCCAGAGGTCAACGTGTAATCGTGGACTGTACCAGTAGCCACGTTTGAGTGCTTCGTCAGCAACATTGATCCTGTTGCCATCATACACTGATACCACACCGCCCACTGGCATCACAAACACAGGGCCACCAAACTCACGCAAGCGATATTCATCTACAGCACGGTCTAGCTCATCAAAGTCCTCGACCTTTTCTACCACGAACTTGAGATAGGTCACACCATATGTTTCATAATCCCAGATCACATCGGGCTTGATAGCATCCTCCCATGACTCACCTGACACACTTAATTTAGGACTTACACTAAAAGTAATCTCACCAAACCAGTTGCGCAAGTAGTCCTTGAACTCTCGAGTCAAGTCTTGTGTGCCATTGGTTTCAAATGTGATGTGTCGCAGGCCACGTTCGTGTAGCACATCCAACAGTTCAGGATAAGCACGTTGCCACCCCAGTAGCGGTTCGCCTCCGGTGATCACCAAATGCACGGGGTTGCCATTGGGTTGCAACCATGAGCCATTGGGCAATAGTGCAGTCATCCGGTCCACCAGTTGTTCCACTGTGTACGTGGGACTCAAGTGTTTGAAGTCTGGATGCCATGACGCATAACTGTCACAACCTGTGTTTACTAGTGGCAGTTCTTCAAATGTTTTGTACAATTCCACAGTCTTGGCCACTTCGTCTGCTTCTGTGCTCTTTTCACCAGGCTTGCAACCAAACCCTGAACAGGTAAAGTTACAACCAAACATGCGCAAGAATATGCTGGGTACACCAACATAGCGTCCTTCGCCCTGTGCTGAATAAAATAATTCTGATACTTTTAATTTCATAATCTTGTTACCTTTGACATTCCTGTACGATGTTTATTTAGATTGATACTTTCTTCATGCATTTTAACACGAGTTTCTGCCTTTGTCACCCAACCTGGCAATACTGCATCCAAATAGGCCAAATGCTCTGCAGGAGTAGGATGTGGGTCATCACTGAGTTTCCATCCTGAGGGGTACAACACTGTTTGATAACTGGGCATGATGTTATTTAGAACAGGTTGGTACAAATCAAAAATATCTTGATCGCCAGGCGAATAGTCAAACTGTCGGGGATTCGTTATGTCACACATGGACAAAAACTTTGAGTTAACACCAGCACAGTTATTCAAAAAACTACCAATGGCTTTGATCATAGCAATGTCGCGTATCAAACATCCTCTTTCAGTAATAGCATCTCGAACATACCCAGGGTCGTATATTGGGCAGGTAGTTATGTTGCCTAAAGTCTGCCAACGATCAGTGTAACGATCTTCTCGCATGACATTAGTCCAACACACTACCACAGTATCACCGGCACCAAAATGGTGCCGCTGATCTGCTTCCATTATGCTGTTAAAAATATAGTGATTTCCGGCACCCGATTGCCCCCAGTTTTCAAAATAATCAAATTCTGGAGCAAGACAATCTGCCCAGGTGCTCCAACGGTAGTTGGTAAAACTGCACCCAAATGTAAACAGTCTACTGCCCATGCATTATAGAACTACAGTTGCAAGTTCTTTAGTTGTTTTACCTCGAGCAGCAGCAGATCCTCGACGAGCAGCATCCACCAGTGCACCATCATCTCCCACACGTTCCACTGTGGCCTTGCCAAAGTTTCTGCGGCGAGCAAAATAAAACAACTCCAAGAATCGTTCAAAACTCATGGTTTTGTCTTCAGGGAATTCTAATCTATAAGTGGCTGGTGCTTGAATCAAGTCATGATCAAAACTGAGATATTCCCAAATGTTGTAATTTAAAGTCAAATCTTCGGGATATGTATTCATAGCATCATAGGCCACAAAGTATCTGCGCTGGAATCGCATAGCGTCGGCCAGCAAGTCAGCAGGTAAATTGTATTTGGCCATGAACTGTTCCAGCATGTCAAACACACTGTTGTATTGACGTTCCATGTGTATGTTCAACACTGTTCTGTGAATCAAGTTCCAACCGTGAATCTCAATGCCGATACTGGGATGATTGATTCTGCCAGTGGTCATCCAATTGTAGTAATACCGACGCACTTGATCTTGTTCATTTTTCAACCACTCATGGCCTTGCATGTGTTCGAACAAGTCAGCATAAAATTCGCTGTAAGAAACATTGGCATATTTACGCACCAGTCTCGACAATAGTGTACTGATGCCATTGATGTGGAAAGTGTTTTGGAACCAAGAGAATATGCTGGCATCCAACATCTGTTCAAACGGCATGTCTTTGGTGCCTGTGATGATGTCAATGCTTTCTTCCACATGTTCATTGCTGTATGATCCTGAGAAATAGTCTGTCACGGGTTGACTGGAGATCTTGAACAGTTTTTTCTGCAACAAGTTCATTTCGGCGTTTTCCAACAACTGTGCCTGAAACACTGTGAGTCCTGTGTGATTGCCCATTTCGTACAGGCTCCAGAAGTTTTTCTTCCAGGTCTCTAGTGTTTCGCCAGGCAAGCCCAATATAAGTTCTGTATAAGTGGGAATGTTGCGTTGTTCGCACAGTTCGAACACTTCATTGAGTTTGCTCATTTCCATGTTCTTGCGTCGAATATTTTCCAACACATCCAAGTCTAGACTTTGCACTGACAGGGTGAGTCCTTGATTGAAACCACGTGCATCCAGCAGTTTCTTCACAATGTCCACAACTTCTTTCTTTTGGTTCTTGGCCCAGGCCACTGAAAATGTTCTTGGGCTGCCATATTTTTCTTGACACTCGATGATCTTGTCTGCAATCAAACTGTCACGTTCGGCAAACATGCCAAAGTTGGCATCTGTGAATGAAATAAAATCAAAGTTGCGCTTGGCCATCCATTCCAGTTCATCAAACACACGTTCCAGTTCAAACTTCTTGACCTTGTTGTATGTGAGGCTGCCCCAGTCACAGAATGTGCAAGCAAACGGACAGCCACGTGATGTTTCTAGTGTGCCTTGCCACATTACCCCAGGATTATCTTTGATCAACTGATCAAACACACCCGACAAGTAAGGACTAGGTATGTCAGTCAAACTTTCAATGCGTTTGGCATCGCCAGTGTTCAACACTGTACCATTTTTGTTGATCAACAAGCCGGGTATGTGATCATAGTTGCCTGTGGGATAAGCCAGCATGAGATTGCGGAACGTAATTTCACCTTCAAAACAAATCACAATATCTATAAATGGTTCTTTGACAAACAAGTCTGGATCAGTTATGGCTGGTTCAGGTCCGCCGAATATGGTCAACACACCAGGGTTAATTTCTTTTACACGTCTAGCAACTTCGTAGTTGTAACGGTGATTCCACACATAGGTGCTAAAAGTCACAATGTCGTTCTTTGCCAATTGTTGTGCCAGTGGTTCTACTGCATCTCTGCGCCATACCCATTCTGTTACTTCAAAGTTGTCTTTGATCCATGGGTCAGCAATAGCATAACTCCATATCACACCTGCTGAATATGGCAGGTAGTGAGCATTAAGCTCTTTAGGTCCTTGCTGAAAATTGGGTTGAACCCAGGCTAATTTGTATGTCATCTAGTATTTAATCACTTGGCAAAGTGCCGATGTGGATTGTCAAACTGCACCATTTGCTTGTTTACATCATTCTGGGCTAGTTTTTCCCAAGGATCTTGTGTGCCTTTGAAAATATTTTCAAAAAACTCAATGCTAATACCTTGACTGCGCATGTATGTGGCTAACTTGGCGCAATCCTGATGGCGCAGTTCAATTTGTGTTCGACTGTGGAAATCGTTTTCGTCAAATGGCCGTCCCTCTAGTGATGCACGTTCACGGAATGTGTCATCATTGTTGTTGCCTGTGATGTCAGCACGGTCATGCAACACCCACACAGGTATACGTTCCCATATGTCCAACATATAGGCCTGTTGACTGAGCCAGCCATCTTGCACCGAATGTGGGGAGATGTAACCCAACAGTTCATACCACTTGCGAGGCAAGATTGGAAAAATGCTGTAAGGATGATCCAGGTGAGTGTGAAATGCCAGCAGTTTGAACTGGCCTTCACGGCGCATGATCTCTGTGTCCCAACTCTGGGTCTCCATCACAGCATCATCGTTCCAGATCATCAGCCAGCGAGCATCTGTATGCTCAGCCATCTTGTTGTTGTAGATGTGCAGGCGGTGATAGCCTTGGCGTTCAAACTGCATGGCAGTGTAACTAAGTTCTTGTTCATCCAACCACGGTTGTAGTTCGTTCTTGAAGTATTCGGTGCCTGCTGAGTCGTCATTGTCAAACGCAAACATCAACTGCAAACGTTCGGGATGGTCTGCAAATTTGATCAGGCTGCGAACACTGCGACCCAGGCTTTCGGTGCGGCCTCGAGTGGCCAGCAACATAGCGATATCATACTCAGGTGTCATGCAAATAAATCCTCATTCCATTCTCTATGGCCTTCACGGAAAGCCATGTTTGATTGTGTTTCACGTACTTCTACTCGGTAGCACCACAAGCGTTCTGCTTCACCAGCACCCCACATGTCAGGAATGTACACACCGTTGACGTACTTGTACAGTTGATCAGCAAGACCTTCGCATCCTAACTTAGGAAGGATGGTTAATTTGGCAATGTTTCTGCGTTGCATTTCCAAGTACAGTTCCAGTTCAGGATCGTCCTCTGACACCAACAATGTGTGGTCAAATTGACTCTCTAGTACACCTTTGAGTTCTTTGAGGCCACCATAGTCAGCAGCCCAGTTACGGGCATCTAGGTTGTCTGTTCCAAAGTAGAATTTCATTGAGAAACTATAGCCATGAATCAAGTTGCAGTGGCTGTCTGCCCTCCACTGACGATATGCGCATGGAAATGCATCGTGGTATTCTTTGGTGCTGGTGTATTTGTATTGTCTTGCGGACATCCAACGGTGCCCTACTTCGTATTGATCTTGTGACATGCTTTTTCTCCTATGTTAATTTTAGCATAGGCAGCAGAATTTGTAAAGCGGGATGATGCTCAGAGACCGCTGGAAACTGTACTTATGTTGGTTGTTGATAGCCGGCTGCTTTGTAGTTGGCTTGCCCCGAGATAACTCCACGCACACCGCCAATGGGGTCAGCACAATCGCCGGATCGTCGGGGAATCAAATGCACATGTGGATACATCACAGTTTGCCCTGCAGCCGAACCCATGTTGATGCCCACATTGAATGCATCACATTCGCCAGCGTCAACCATTCTACGACCTTCTCGCATGGCTGTTTCAAAACAATCCGAGATCACTACATCTGTGTTGTATTGTGGCACAAACAACAAATGCCCACGGGCAACAGGATAACGATCCCGAAAAACTGCCACATGAAAGTCTGACAGTTGTTCAACTTCCAAGTCCCAAGGTGCTACACCTGCGATCTGTGCTTCTTTTAATGTTTCATATTTCATTGATAATCTTTCTTTTTTCACCACGGCGTCGAATGTCTAGAGTTACACAATGAATTCCTATAGCCCAAAATCTTCTATGCCGTATTGGTGACACATGACATTTTACATTTATTGTATTCATGAATTCAAATAGTTCAGGCATGTAGTTATCAAAAACAATGTTGTTGGAATCGATCACTAACACATTAGAATTGAATGCCACAAACTGAGAATATCCTTTGCTGGGCTCAAGCAATCGGTCTACTGGTGTAACAGGATTAAACGACTCCTCGGGCATGTACTGATATATTTCATGTACTTGTTTATTACGTAAGCATGCTGGAACAAACTTACGATTAACGCAAATCACTGTGTCATCATCAATCATAAAAAATCCGTGATCAATGTGTCCCCAATTGTTTGTGATACTATTGTGATTTTCCACAACAGTTTGTGCAGGTAAATTTCTACGCATCCACTCTAATCCTGTCTGGCTACCCGGACCGGCAATGTTGGTAATTAATCGATCACCACACTTGAACATTGTAGCAGTGTGCCACAACAATTGATTGTGATAAAGGTTATTGTAAATCAGCAGTCCTTGATTGCTCCAATCTTTATCAGTAGATAAGTTGCGAAGATTAGGCGGTGGCTGACTGATCCAGTTGTGTCCTTGCTCAAATAATTGTTGAAAAATGTTATAATAACCAAGACTGTCAAAATATCTGTCTGTCATGCTGGTGTAAGTTTGATACACTGTATCACCGTACACTAGATATTGATCTCTTGGAATTATTGGACTGGTAGGGCACTGCACTGAGAATGTTGCTAAATCTACACTGTGTTTGCAGGCATGTACTTGTGGACGATGTACTGTCACATCCAATTGTTGTAGCAAGACTGCTAGTGCGTCAAGATCTTGTTTGGTCTCAGCCAGTATGGTATTAAATGAGTCTTGCAGTTCAGATTTGATAAACCAGTCTAACTCCCCGGGAGCATAGCAGTCTCCTACTATGACTTCTTCAAGCGGATCCCAGTTGGTCCATACACTCACTTGTTGGGATCCTCGGCAAGTCCGCGCCACTGTGCAATGCTGTTTTCACTCCACTTTTGCCCGTCCCAGTCTGCATAGGCAGGGAATGGCCAGTGTGGGATTTTGTCGTTGGTAATTTGGTAGCGACCTTCGTGTACAGGGTTGACATCTGCAGGGAACCATTCAGTCAGCGGAGGCTCGAGATTGTCAAGTTCTGCCGCAGGATCCCATTCTGGTTCGGGAATGATGTTGAAGTTCTCATCCAGCACTGAGAACTCTTCGCCGGTATCTCGATTCACCAACTTTAGTGGACCTTGAAAGTGATACTCAGTGTCATCATTGCTCCAGCCCAAGTCTTCCATGCCTTCGTACCAGTTTTCGTCCCAGGCTGCTTCAATCTGTTCACGTTCTTCTGCTGTGACAGAATCAGGATACTGCCATTCACCCCAGCAACCATCATCCAGGCTGTCTAGTTCCCAGTCATAGTCTGCTAGTTCATAGCCGTCTGGGTTGCGCAAATCAATGTCAGGTCGCTCGTCGCTTTCGCAGTAGAAAGTGCCCCAGCGATAGCCTTCGATCTTTTTGATAGTAACGCCATCCTTGTACCACAGTTGTACTTCGATGGCATTCTTTTTGTATTCAGTTGATAGTTCCCAGACAGCCATAGCAGTTCCTTAAGAGTCAATTTCCATTGAATTCCATTCTTTGACCACGTCAAGCATTTCTACTTCTGTGTTACAAAGAATCTTGGCACTTTTCCAATCGTTTTCTTTGTCTCGTCCGCCCACTTCGACCATGAAGCCATTGTCGTAACGATTGATGGTGATTGATTCGTTTACTTTGTCCAATTTAATTAATTTCTTTGCCATGCTCTTTCTCCTTTAAGTTAATTCTACCACTCTATACTGACTTGCAGGATAGTTTTCGTGCAACCATTCCAACAATCCTGGTTCCCAGGGCAATTTAATTTCACCGGTTATGTTTGTAATGTATATCATCTTGGTGCAAACTCCTGTTGTAATTTGATATTGTCCATGAACTCTTTTTTCACACTATCGTCCGTTTTAAACGCACCACGCAACACAGTGGTCTGTGTCAGACTGGAGTGTGCCATGATACCGCGATTCTCACAGCAACCATGCACTGCTTGAATATACACACCCACATCCTTGGATGCAGTTGCTGCCATGATTTCATTGGCAATGTCTATGCACAGTTCCTCTTGAAGAGTACCACGCCTAGCGCACCACTGAGCAATACGAGTATACTTAGACAAACCAATAAGTTTTTGTGCAGCGATAATTCCGATGTAGGCAACACCACTAACAGGCTGATGATGATGACTGCACATACTACGTAACTCGCTACGCACCACCAACATGCCTTCATAACGGTCTGCTGAATCATTGGGGAATGCTGTTGCTTCTGGTGGGGGTTCATATCTTCCTGCCATTATTTCGTTGTAGTACATCTTGGCCAAGCGTCTTGCTGTGCCCTTGCTGTTGGGATCGTTTTCTCTATCAATCAGCAATGCATCCAACACACCCTCAAAAGCCACAGTGGCTTCGTCAATGAGTTTTTCTTTGATGGCATCGCTCATGTAATCGCTGATGTTGTCACCAGCCCAGAAGCGTCGACCTTTTGCTGTCATCTGTTCTCTAAGTATTTGGGATAAATTTTTTTCTTGCATTGTTACTCCAGTGTGTGATTGTACACTATTTAGATTGTGGCGTCAACTGACTATGGAAATTTGTCTGCAATCTGGATAAACAACCTCACGTGGTGGTTGACTTTGATACTGACTCAACAGTTGTAGTCCACGCTCGGCTTCTTCGATAGTGGGCCGGTAGTGATAGCCTACCTGAAACTCTCGTTGTTCGACCCATGGACTAATGGTCAGGTCTCGCCCGTCATATCGCATACGCAACAAGGCCTGGTATGCTGACTCATCATCCAACAATATAGCACCACCGCGACCAATAGCCAAAGGCTTGTCGTGTCCAAAACTCACGCATTGCATTTGACCAGCACGATACATGTTGGCTTCCAGTCTACGAGCACTATCCCAGATGCGTGTGAGCTCAAACTTGTACTCACCTGTCCACTGTTGACGATGTGGCAACGAATCTGGATAGTATTCGTAGTTGATACCCAGTTTGTGCATAAGCATGGGTATGCTCAAATAAGTGTACGGTGTAAACGTACAGTTCCGTATTCGATCATACCGCAGGCATAGTTCAATGGCGTGTGTGCAACAATCAGTCATCACAGCACGTGGTGCTCCGGTGAACTGGGCTAGAGATGTTTCAAACTCAATGATCTTTTCGAACATACCAGTTCCAGGCGTGTTGGATCATGTGGTCTAATTCAAATTGTTGCCAACCAGCACCAACCATGCCAAATTTGGCAGCACTGGCTGTGAGCACAGCAGGATCTCCTGGTCTAGCATCGCCTAGCACAACTTTTAATTTCTTTCCAGTTATGCGTTCGGCTGCGGCAATAATTTCTCTATTGCTAGTACCGTTGTTGGATCCTAAGTTATACACACCTGATGGAATCTCAGCATCCAAGGCCATGACATGCGCTCGGGCAATGTCTTCCACATGCACATAATCACGTACACATGTGCCATCTGGGGTGGCAAAGTCTACCCCGTTTAACACAAATTCACGATCATCCTTAATAGCGCCTAACACACGAGCAAAAATATGTGTGGCATCTTCAGTTTGTCCGTGTCTGCATTGACTGTCAGCACCGCAGGCATTGAAGTAACGAAATGCCACGTAGTCCAAGTTGTAGGCTGTGTGATACGCCGCCATGATTTTCTCTACCATGAGTTTGCTGTCACCGTAAGGCGATATGGGCTCACAAGGATCCACTTCGTGGCACGGAGTCATAATAGGTTCACCGTACACTGCGGCACTGCTACTGAAAATAACTCTGGTCTTGGGCATACTTCTGCGCACTTGATCCAACAATGTAAGTGTATTCACTACATTGTTTTCAAAATATCGACCAGGATGCTTGATGCTTGGTCCAACCAAACTATTGCCAGCACAATGTATAATAGCCCTGGGCTCATGTATCAACAGTTTAACTAAAGAATCTTTGTCAGAAAAGTCTCGTTCAACGTAATCGTGAAATACTGACCGCAATCGTTTGGGACACTTGGCTTTGTCGATGCCCACTACACGATATCCAACATCGGCCAACATCAAGGCAGTTTGGCCGCCAATATATCCAGCAGCACCTGTGACTACTACAGTTTTTTTCATTATCGGACCTTTACTACATGATATTTGGCTTCAGCAGTGTGGTCACGATATCTTGCACCTGCGCGGTTCCATTGCTCACCTGCACCTGTGACAATGTCTATCACACGGTCAATGGTACCATTGTTCCAGTCTGAGATCAAGCCCATGTTGTGATGTGGCTCACGCAACAAGTTCTGCATTTTGTGATAGGCATCGTCTATTGACCAAGGAACGTAAAGCCGGTTAGGGTCATTAGAAAAAGTTTCAGGGAAAGACCTATAAGCAGGGTATAAAACATTACACCCAAGAGTGTCTGCTTCACTGACTGTATTGCTAACCCAATCTTGGAGGGCGCAATTAAACAGCACACGAGTATTATTAAGGTGAGCGTAGTAATCATTTTTTGTGATGTTGTCGTAGATTTTGAGTCGGCCGGCCGCTTCCATCTCTCTAGCACGAGTCACATACTCTGGGTTGTTGCTACGCAATGGTCCGCCTGAGTAAATTGCAAACTCGCATGGTTCTGTGGTCAGTTCATGATACATGTCAATCAAGTCCATGAAAAAGCCTGGTTGCTTTTCTTGGTCAAAACGTGCTGCAAATCCCACTCGACGTGGACGATCTGCAAATGGTCGAATGTTGCTGACACCACCAATGCGTTCCAACACTTCTTCCTTGCCAAATGCCAAGCCAGAGATATTGTAAATTGGAGCAGTCCAACCGGCAATGCGCATGTGAGCAACCATTTCTTCGTTGGTGGCTAACACGCCCGTAACAAAGTGGTTGACCATTCGTTCATATGTGCTCATCCAACCAGCCATGCCCCATACATGTACAAAGTCATCTGGGTCAATGGCCTGTGCTAGACAGCGTACATAAATGCGAGGACGCAGTTCTGGGGGAACTTGGTCCATGATGTATGGCAGACTTTCAATACCTGGTTGGAACATGTCTTCAAAGTAGACGACATCTTCAGCAGTGACTTCGCCATTCTTCATCATTTGAACCAGGTTCATCATTTGGCTCATGCTGAAGTAACTGCGACCATGTGCATCCAAGACCTGCCCAACACTGATGCTCTGTGTGTTGTCAATAGTGACACCAGGCACGTAGACCACATCCAAACCACGGCGTTCAAACACACGTCGATTCCACTCTGTCAGTTGCAGTGTGTAACGGGCCTCGTAACTTTCAAGGCCCATGTAGTACAGTTTTCTCATGTGCGGTATCCTGCAAAGCGACGAGTGTCCTCATCCCACATGTTCTTGGCATACTTGCCAGCATGCCACTTGCTGAACTGCTGCCAGGCATAGGTTTTGAAGTTGTATAGATCCGCTTCGTTGTAGCGGTATCCATAGTCCTGACAGAACTCTTGGAATACTTCCAAGTCTTCAAAGATTTCTGTGACTTTGGGGTTGGGTTTAAAGGTAGGTCTTGCCATGTTGTTCTCCTTAGATGACAATGTTGAGGTTGGGTTTGGTTAATTCGTATCGGATCAGTGCACCATTTTCGCCGTCTTCCGACACTTCAATATGCACCACACGTCCTGGATAGCGACTTGCTATCTGTATATATAGGTCGTCTGCCATCATCTCACAACTTTTGTAGTCAAGACTCAAAACGGAATTGTCACTGTTATACAGCGATTCGCACCAGCGTTTGAATTGGATGAACTCCACGTCCCGGTCATTGTGGAACACATCAATCCACACCCGGAAATGAAACATGTGACGATGAGGACTAGCAAGAAACGATACATCATATTCATCTCCAGTGGCCAATGCAGGATCAGTTGCGGCCGCAGGATATTTATGGATGCCTTCTTTTTGCCATGTGACCCAGATCTGTCGCTTGGCTTCACTCATCACACGTTCTACTCGATCTCTTTCGACTTGGTTCATGATTTCAAACTTTCAAAGGTTACAATTTTGCTCAAGGCATCACCAAGATTTTCATCAGGATGTACAATGTGTAACTCACAGCAGTGTTGATCCCGGCGGTCATCATATCTGTTGTACTCTACCATCATGCCACCATTGGCACGATACACAGTGAAATTCATTCTGTGTCGACTGGTACCAATGTTGGCACTATCTTCTTTTATAGAAACCTCAGCACGACCTATTGACACTATTGCATCATCGCGGTTTCTAAGATACTTGGCACGTTTCAATATCCAGTTGTCTAGCCATTTCATAATTCTCTATCACCTTTGTAATCATCCCATGAAGTAAATGTCTCACGGCT